GTGTCGCGGCTGCGCGCGGAAAAATTTCCGACTACCCCCCCCGGTCTATGCGGGATCGTGGTGAGCCCAAGCCTTCTCGCTGTAGTGCTCAGCTTCAGCGTCGAAGCATCGGCGACAGCGGAACTCATTCGTCTTGATGTTGTGCCATCCAGCAGCGAGGGAGCGCCGTTTGCATTTGGTGCATTCGCCGGTCGCTCTTAGTTTGCCAATCATCGGCTTGGATAATACCCACTGCCCGCAATAGAGAATGCTCATGGCAGCGCGCTGATTACCCCTGATTAGCGTTGATTAGCTAGGCTCATATAGGCCAGCCGTCCCTGCCTATCGTTGGCTTCTGCTTGAACCCGAACTGCTCGGCGGTGACGAACTTGTCGCAAGGAGCGCAGAGGTTTTCGGTGTTGTCGTCCTCGTCGCTGCCGCCATGCACCAAGGGGATGATGTGATTGACCACCTTGGCCGCGCTCACTCGGCCGAGCCCCTTGCCCTTCCATCTTCCGAGCCCTGAGCAACGTTCACATAATCCTTTGGTGCGTTGGAGCCTGCGCCTGCGCTGCTTAACACCGGCATCGCCTCTTAGGCGTGGGGTTCTTTCGGGCATACTTCGGGCTGTCCCGGCGTGACCCGGTCAACGTAGCCGGATGGATATGAGCTGCTGCCCTTGAGCAGGAGCGGACTCTGCGGTCCGTAAGCTATCCACCATCCTCATGCCGCCTTCATCAGGCGACGTGCCGCATTAATTGCCTCAATCTCGGACAAAAGAAAAGTCGGAATTTTCACCGGCCTCTTCCAATCGGTGAAGATGACCAGCGCATAGCCCTGCTTGCAGCGCTCGACCTTGCCCTTCAAACCCTCGAATGCGCCTCTATTCACGCGTACCTGGGCGCCGCGCTCGAAGCCTGGCGCATCCTTCTTCAGCACGACCTGCCGCTCCTTCGTCCGCAATGGCTCCAGATGCCGGTCGTCGATCATCGGGATCTTGTCGATGTGGTGAAAGACGCTGAAGTCCCGGTGCGCCGGCTGTGAATGGCGCTCGCTCGATCGCGGCGCTCGCCTTGGCTTGTCCGGCATGTTGGCGAGCTCGAGCAGGTCGCACAGATGGCGCGCCCTTGCGAACACGAAGCTCGGCAGCAGCGGAAGCCTGATCTCGCGCCGGACGTTCATCCGCGGCACCCGGATCAGCTGCGTCCTCGCCGGCGTCCATACCTCGAAGCCGTCTTCAGCAAGGCTGGCTGCAAGCGGCAGGGTGGAGCGTCCGGCCGTCCTGAGGATGAACCAATCGCTGTCCGACCCCCGCATCATTCGCCGCCAGTCCTGCGCCAGTCAGTGAAGGGGTAAAGGAGGGCAGCGGCGCGAGCGTTTTCGGCCCCTGTAACCACCTCGGGGCGCCGCCAAACACTTTTATATCTACATTCCCCCACACTCTTTTTTCTCTTTTTAGGAAAAGGAGGGAACAAATAAGAGAAAATGGCGGATTTCGTAGCGTTCCCACCTCCGTTCCCACCTGCGTTTTTAGGATGGAACAGGGGTGGGAACACGGCGGTAGGTACAGTTTCGTTCATAATGATTAACGCAAAAAGGTGGGAACACGAAAGGTGGGAACGGCGGGGGTAGGAACGGTTGGTCACGGCCGCCTCCAAATCCATTTCGGCTTCATTCCGGCGGCGGGATCGCGGGCCTTCGTGCGCTCGAAACCGAGCGACTTCAGCGCGGCCGCGGCGCGCATCTGAGCGCGCTTGTCCTTGCGCTCGTGCGGGATAGCGAGAAGGCTGAGCGCGCGATCGGTGGTGAGCTCGGTGATGTTCTCGCTGCGGATCTTGTCGCCGAGCGGTTCGACCCAGGCGTCCTCTTCCTCGCGCTCCGATTGCTCGGTCGAGGCATCGCGCTCTTCGTCGGGTTCAAGCCACCAGCGTTCGCCGGCGCGGTAACGATGGACCGCTTCGGCCCATAGCTGGTCGCGGCGGATGGCAATGCCGTCGAGGTCGATCTTCGTGACGGTGATCGGCCAGTAGCGCCGGTTGCCGGTGCTGTCTGTCAGGTAGCCGATCGCCTCCGGATTGATCGTGCCGAAGAAGATGCAGCGCCGCGGGTGGAGGCTGGCGAGGCGGGCGTAAGGCAAGACAACCCGGTCACGGCGCATCGAGATGAGTGCCTTGACGCTAGCATGGTGGCTACGCGCGATGGCGACGAACTCGGCGAGCTCGACGACCCAGGCGCCCATCATCGCCATGACCATCTTGTTGTGCTGGTCGAAGAGGCTGACGGACTCGGCCGTATATTCCTCGCCGAAGAGGGCGGCGATGGCGGTCGATTTCTTGATGCCCTGCTCGCCTTCGAGGACGAGCACGGTGTCGACCTTGCAACCAGGCTGCATCGCGCGGGCGACGGCGCTGATGAGCACCTTGGGGCTGACCAGGCGAACGAACGTGCTGTCGGGAGCGCCGAGAAGCCGTGTCATCCAGCCTTCGAGCCGGCTCTTGCCGTCCCACTTGAGGCCGTTGAGATAATCAACGATCGGGTTGTAGGCGTTTTCGCGCGCGACCCGCTCAACGGCGCCGCGAATGTCCCTGTCGTTCGGCTGGAACCCCTCGGCCTCGATGATGAGGCGAATGTCGATCACGTCGGGCTCTTCGAGCGGCCGCCCGTTCCATTCGGTCTGGTTCGACAACTCGTTGAAGCGCAGGCTGCGGCCGAGCTTTTCGATGCCCCTGAGGTAGAGCATGAGGTTGGTGAGGTTCTTGACGGGGCCGCCCTTCCCGCGCTGGACGCGGTCGCGCCAGTCGAAGGTCGCTACATTGTCAGCCACGCGCATCCGTCCCCCCAGGATGAGCGAGGCGGTAGGCGAACATTTCGAGCCCGCTGGCCGTCTGCGTCAGCTGGAGCAGCCGGTAGCGTAGCTCTTTCAGTTCCTCGAGCGGGATTCGGGCGTAGGCATATTGCGTGCCGAGCCGCTGAATATCCTGAAGGATGCCATAAGCCTCCTCACTGCAGCGCCGGAGCCTGGACGTAGCATTGTCGCGCATCTGCAGGATGGAACAGCGGAGATCGAGCTCCTGACCTTCGCACAATGGCATGTGATGCGTGACGATCGGCTCGTATTTTGCGCGAGCGGGCCTGATACGTGCGGGGGCGTTCATCGGCGCTGCTCGCTCGCAACGTGGTCGAGGAGCCTCCGCGATTGGTCGCTTGGGAACTGCGTCGCATAGGCCGTTGCCAGCGCGATGTCGGTGTCGAACGCCTGCACGATTTCCAAATGAGCGCGCAACGTCTCGACGATGGTGCGGCGCTGGCTCCGCGCCTCGTCAAGCGTAAGCTCGCCCATCCCGCGTAAGACGAGGACCGAAGCGAAATTGTCGGTCCATTCGGGAAGGTCGGGGATGTATTGCCCAAGGACCAGCTCGGTCAGCTCTCCTTCAGTGCCAAACTGGCCGTGCGCCACCATGACCGAGATGAGGTTGTCGCGGTAAATCAGCGCGGGTCCGACGATCGCGTGCGGTCCCCTGACCTTCTGAAGCAGGGGGTTCCGCTCCATAAGCTGCTGGCGGTAACGGCGGCGCTCCTTCGACGATAAAAGGCTGAGCGAGCCCTCAGAAACTATGCCCAGGTCCGATTGAGGCGGCCGTGGTCGCGCCGGCTTCTCGGGCCGGTTGTGGATGACGTTGAACTTGGGCCGCTCGCTCTTGATCGCCGATCGCTCGGCTTCGAGCGCAGCTTCACGGCTGAGGAATTGCTCGATCTCGACCCGGACGACTTGTTCAAACCATGTCGAAGAATGTGAGTGCGAGCGCGTCCGGGCAGGCCACGAAAGGCTGATTCCGACGTAAAGCAGCGACCCGTCAGCGGCGAAGTGCCGATAGAGACTCGTCTGCTTTTCTTCTGGCCGCGATACGCCGGCGGGTGGAGGCGCGTTCATGCGGCTATTCGTCCAAGAAAAGGCGCCCCACATTGGCGAAGAAACTCCAGCGCATGATCGGGATCGCGGCTGACGATGCAGGGGATGCCGAGGTCGGTAAGCCGCGCCAGCCATTCGGTCTGCGCTAGGCTGAGGCGCCCATCCTTCGCCTTGAACTCGATCGCGGCGATGCCCTTGCCCTTCCAGAAGCAGAGGACGTCAGGAAAACCTGTCGCCAGTCCCTCGCGCTTCGCCTGCATCGCCGCCCATTGCGTGCGCTTTCCCGCGTTGGGGATCGCGACGATGCTCACGCCTGGGCAGAGGATGCGCGCCCTGCTGCGGAAGGTCGTCTGGATGGCGAGCTCGGAGGTCATGCGGCCACCGGGAAAAGAAAGTCGCGCTGGCGTTCATCAGGCTCGTCCGGAGTCCGCGCGTTTGCGCGGTATTCGGCGAACGGCATTTTCCGCCAAGCGTAGCCGTTGACCCATCGCTGAACGTCGAGGAGGCGCTGCCGCGTCCAATCGTGCTGAACCCACGGTTCCTTGCGACGAGCGTTGAGTTTGATGATGTATTGGCAGTAAGGCTCTGCTCCGAGTTCAAAAACCTTAGCGAGCCGCGCCATGCACTCGTCAAAGGGCTCGTGCCCGATCATGACGTAAGGACGGATGCGCTTGGCCGAGACACCCCGCCGCCTCAACATGCGGATTACGCGGTCAACCTCGTCAGTCTCTCCTGTCTCGTCGAGACCAAAGCGCCACGGCCCCTGATTAATGGGTTCCCACCGATCGTAGACTTCCTCATCGAAAGTCTCTGGCTCAAAGCCGCTGTTGGCATCGAGCAGCGGGACGCCAGCCTCCCGGTAGCGGGCGATAATGTATTGCTGATAGTCGGCCGGAAGCGCCGAAAGATTATTGTCGGTCAGAACCGGCCGCGGCTCGAAGTCAGGGAGGAGCTCAATTGGGCCTTCCATCGCCGGCACGATGCAGAAGAAACAATCCTTACTGCAGCCGGTGCTTGCCTTCGTCGCCATTGGATTGTGGCGCGTCTGGACACCGGGGATCGACCCGCCGACGCGAGCTAATCCAGCAAACTCTGCAGCTCGCTTTGCAGTAAAAACGCCCGGCCCGCCGACGCGAACCTTGTAGCCAGCAGCGCGATACCAAAATGTCCGCGCAAGCGCTTCGTCGACATGCCAAGAGAACACGATCGAGATGAAGGCTGTGTCGCCCTCAGTCCATTCGACCACACCTTCGGCCCATTCGCCGGTTGTCCACTCAGCGCTCACCGCCCCGCCCTCCGCTGCGCCTCTTCCTCGATCAGCTTCGCCGCGGTCGCCTCATGCAGGCCGCAGCCGCGCGCCAGGCTTTCGGCGGTGAGGTTGTTCAGATGCCGCGCCTCCAGCAGCAACTTGCGTGCGCGACGCAGCGCCTTGGGTCCGTCGGTGCGGCCGGGGCGCGGGCGGTTGAAGAAGCGGCGCATTAGTGCTTGAGGAACGCGATCGTGCGGTCGCTATGCCAGCAGAAGGCACAGGTGGCGCAGCAGTCGGTCTTTCCAGTTTGAGCAGGACAGACGAGATGGTCACTCTGGTCGGCGCTGTTGACGATCACGGCTCCGTTGCGCGGGCCGCTCCATCCGCTGAACCGAACGTGGAAGCGCGTCGGCCAGACGGCGATCATCTCGCAGAGCAGTTGTCCGATTTTTCCGGACGGTTCGCGCGCGCTGTAGCCGAAGACGTGGAGCGCCGGATAAGCCTCCATCGCTTCGTGCCACAACTGGACGTAGCGTTCCGAATAGAAGTCGCCCAGGACATGAAGCCGGACGAGGAAGCCGCTCGGATGCAGCCGCTGAAGCTCGGCAAGCTCTTCCCACAGCCGCGCTTCCAATGCTTCCCCGGCGACGATCCGCTCGGCGGCCTGCATGTTGTTGCCGAAACAGAAGGCCCAGGCCTTGCAGCTGCGAGGACAGGTCGCCCGCTCTTCAAGCGTGAGCGTGAAGATGGGGAAGCCCTTGAGCTTGCCCTTGGTCACGAACTTGCCGATCTTGCGGCTCTGCTGGCCGTCCTTGAGGACGCGCTGAACCTCGTCGGGATCGAACACGCGGCTCGGAAAGAGCGTCCGCCCGTAACGGTAGGCCGGGTCCAGCTGGCCGAGCACGATCTGGCCCATGCGACCGCGACCGTGCGACGTCTCGAACCGGCGAAGAGTGCGGGCGGCCACCATCAGGCGGCGTCCTCAAAGTCTTCCTCGAAATAGGCTTCAAGGAACTCGGACCACGCATCTTCGAACACCAGCGCCGCTGCGGCTCGGCGCCCGATGGGCGGCTGCGCGCGAGCGATAATGAGAGCGGTCCATTCTTTCTGCGTCGACGCTGCGACTAGGTCGATCATGCCGGGCATGAATTGCTCGCGACCTTGGATGATTTCGCGGCTGTCGCAGCCCACACGCTCGTTGGCGACGATATGCGCGAGGCCGGGGAGGATCGTCCCTGCGTAGCGAAGTATCTGACCGTCGTATGCTCGGGCCAGCACCTTGAGCGCATCGCGAAGAACGTGATGCCCCTTGGAGCGAAGGCACTCCTTCAGACCGCCGACGTTGGCGATCATGCCCGGCTTCCAGCAGGTGAAATTCGAGTGCGGAGCGAGCGAAAGACCCGCCCGCTTCATGCAATCCAGGATCAGCAGCGCTTCGTTGTCCTCTGCCGCAATCGCCGCCTTGAACAGGTCGAGCGCGTTCAGCGGGCGCCTCATCTGATTGAGTGCCACGAACGCAGCCGCCTCATCGCCCGCGCTGGCGTAGCTGGTGATGACGCACGGAAGATGAGGAATGTCCCCCCGGACCTTCGCCGCCGATGCCCGATGCTGGCCGTCGACAATCGTCAGCCTGCCGTCCGGCCGGCGCGACACTGCCAAGGGCTGACAAAGGCCCCAATCCCAAAACATGGCGATGCGCCGAATGAGCGTCTGGCTGGGCCCGGTGCTGATCTCGCGCTGATAGCTCGGGTCGATCAGCAACTCGCTTACTGCGCGCCATTCGAGGGTCGGCGGTGAGCCTAGCGGCGGATTGACCTTGAGGCGCGATGTGGCAGCCCTAGACATTTTCGAGCATCCACGGCCGATGCCGACAGCCGTCCTTCTCGCCGCACTTGAAGCAGGGCGACGGATCGCGGGTGAGCACGGTGATATCGTCGGGAACATCGACGGGGATTGAGGCCGTGTTCCTGTGCGGCGACGTGCTGCGGTAGTTCCGCTCACGGTAAGCCCGCGCCCATCGCGCCTCGCGGTCGTTCCAGCGTGTGACCCCGCGCTCCATCGGCTATGCCCCGCTCTGTGTAAGATCGAGCGGCAGTTGCAGCTGGCGCGGCTGCGGCGGAATTACCGGGCGCGAAAGGGCCGCCCACTCCCCCTTGATCCGGCGAGCTTTCCGGCGGCGAGGCCGGTCATAAATCGTGATGCGCGGGATTCCCGCCCAAGCGTGGTCGTAACAGACGATGGAACGCGGCTTCGGTCGCCGAGCGATCGCCTTGAGCATCTTGAGAAGGCGCTGGCGGTCGGTCACTTGCCGCCCCCGAGATCGAGCGCGCGCTGGCGAGCTTTCGCCTCACGTTCGGCTGCGCTTTCGGCGATCAGGTCTTCAAGCTCGTCGTAGGCGTCGCGAGCCTTGAACCATTTGGTGAAGCCCATCTCGGCCTCGCCCGCGATATATTGCGCGACCATCTCCCGGCTGACGCCGATGTCGCGGCCCATGTCCTCAAGGGTCAGACCGCGCGCGTTCTTGATCTGCAGGAGGGCCGTCCCGACGTCGCCGAGCACCTGCGATTGCGGTTTGCCAAGGAAAGTCGCGCCGTTCATCGGCTAGTCGCCTTGCCGTCATGAGTGCGATGCGTGACCGGAGATGCGTGACCCTGCAGGTCGGCCATAGAGCCGTCCCCGCCGCTTTTCAGGTCGGCCTGCAGACCTTCCACGAACGGCTCGCCAAACCCCCAAGCCTCATCGAGATCGCGCCCGACGCGCGCCACCAGCGCCCACGCGGCGAGGCCGAAGCCGCCGATGACGGCGGAAGCGATGCAGAGGTTCCCCGCGCGCACCGGAGCTATGGTCCGAGGAAAGGGCGGACGCCGGAGACTTTGGCTAGCCTCCGACGTCCTGTCGCAGCCGAACAGGGTGACGGCGCGAGTTTCATGCAGCGAGCCTCAAATGAAGAGGCACATGCGTTCGGTTAAACAGCCTGTGGTTGAGACGCGCACAAAGCGAGATGATGATCTTCTCGGTTGCCTTCGCTCGTTCCCGATCCTCGACGGAGGCGATGGCGAAGACGTCGATCCTGTCGAGATTTTCGCGGAGCCACGGCGAAAGGTTGGGGCAACACGGCGTACGGAGATGTTCTTTCAGCCGGCGCTGAAGCGGCTTGTAGGTCAGGCCTACATACCGGACCTCCGGATCGCCCTTGAGGCGGATGCCGTAGACCGTGAAACTCACGCCGCAGCCTGGGCCGCTTGTTCGGGCGGCTCTGGAAGTTCGATTCCGCGCTCTTTGGCGAGCAGCCGGAGATGCGCGAGCCGCGATGACGGGATGCCGATCTTGCGCCAGCTATGCACCGTTGAGGTCGGTGCTTCGATGTCGGTGGCGACCTTCGTCGTCCCGCCCAATGCATCGATGACCTGATCCGCGTATGTTTGCATTGCTACCGTATGCGACAATCGCAAGTTCGTCGCAAGCCCTAATTTGCGATAATCGTCTTTGCGATATTCGCGCCCATGTTGTCCAAGAGGGCGTGGACAGCGATCTCGTCAGGAAGCTTCTCAAGGACCGGAACTGGACGAACCGCGAGCTTGCCGCGCGGCTCGGCATTTCCGAGGACAAGGTATCGAAATCGCTCGCGACGAACGGCAAGGCTCGCCGCTGGCAGGGCGCCGAAGTCATGAAGCTCATGGAATTGTTGAGCGAGGACGAGCCTCTTGTGAAGACCGAGGTCCGCGGAACCGGGCTGACCCCTGCCCAGATTCGGGACGCCCTGTCTGCGCCGGGGAACGTGAAGCCCGTACCGTTGTTAGGTACTGCGCTCGGCGGCGGCTGGGGAGACGCAGAAATTGAGATGACCGAGTTGCGTTTAGGCGAAATTCTCGATCGGGTTAGCCGGCCGCAAAGCCTCTTGGGTGATGACGCCGCTTACGCTTTAGAGATCGTTGGCGATTCGATGGCCCCTCGCTTCGAGCCAGGCGAGAGGGTGTTCGTTTCTCCGAAGGCGAACGTCCGCCCCGGCGATGACGTGATAGTCCAGCTTGTCGATCCGAGGGCCGAGTTGGATTTGGCCGATGCCGTGACCGAAGTGCTCATAAAGCGCTTTGTTCGCCGGACTGCCGCCTTCGTCGAACTCAGGCAGTTCAATCCCGATCAGACCTTCCAGGTGCCGCTCAATCGCATAGCCAAGCAGGGCGGGCGCCTAGCCATCCATCGGGTCATGGGGAGGCTCTAAAAACTTTGCGATAAACGCAAAATAAGTGTTGACGGCCTTGCGATAGTCGCATACCACGGCCGTCATGGCTCACAACATTCCTCCCCACGCCGCAGCCCGACTCCACCGCGGCGTCAACGCGACGGTCGGCGCCGATGTGCCTCAAGCGCCAGCCGTCGCTCCCACCAACGTCCCGCCGCTCGATCCTGAGCGCATTCGCAGGATTTTCGGCCAGCCGGACCTGAACGAGGTCGCGAGCGCCTACCGCCCGCCATTCGGGGAGCGGCTGGTGGCTTTCTTCCGACGGCAGCAGTTCCGGTTCGCCGCCGCGAGCCTGATCCTCGCCACGCTGCTCGGCTGCTACATGGCGTGGGAGTTCGCGCGATGAGCGCGCCCGCATTCACGACGGGACCGTGGATGGTGGACGGTGGAATAGACGTTCACGAGGCCGCTGAGGGCGGCGTCTGCAAAATCGCGCAATGCGGCCACCTGACCAGCTATCGGCGCGGGCGCGAGATAACCCTAGCCGAGGTGGAAGCCAACGCCCGCCTGATCGCAGCAGCGCCGGACCTTTATGAGGCGCTTGCGCAGCTTTTGGATGATCTCGATGCGCTGGCCCCCACCCGCCCCTGCACGCAGGCGATAGAGGGCGCCCAAGCCGCCCTCGCAAAGGCCCGTGGCGAATGCCGCGACGAGGGAGACGTGCTGTGAGCGGGCCCGCCACCTTCACCAATATCGAACTCGGCGATCTTGCCAAGCTGATGCGGGAGATAGCGTGTTTCGCTGACGATGCTGGCGAAAATCGCGAGAGCCTAGCGTGGCGGCTGGCCGATTTCTTGGAAGCGGCATCAGACATCGGCGGCATGATGCTCGTCGATGTTGAGCTGCGCGCCGGGAAGGCGGTCGAGCAATGACCCCCTTCCACGACATCCGCGAGCCCGGCCAGACGCTCGACCCTAACTCCGGCACCGTCCGCTACGAGCAGCGGAGGCGCGAGATCGGCGCGAAGTTCTCCGCGATCATCGCCGAGGCGAAGGCCGAGCGGGAATTGCAAGCGAAGGTCGAGGACGAGCTGCGGTTCACGATTGAGATGAAGCGGAGGGCGGGGTGATGCTGCGGGTTGACTGGCAGCGCTTCGGAGAGGCGATCCGCGCCCAAGCGGTAATCGACGCCGCGCACATCACGAACGTCGGGAAGCAGCTGGGGCTGTCTCACGCTCGCATGGTGAATGCAGCCCAAGGCAAGCCCGTCGGCGTCGAGATTTTCCTGACCCTCTGCCACTGGATGCAGCAAGACCCGATGTTCTTCGCGAGGGCGGCTTAACCGTGGCCTCGCACCATCAGCCCGTCACCGTGCGCCCGCGCAGCCTGGCGAACATTCTCGACGATCTGCGCCACGCCCGCCGCGACTATGACGATGCGCTGGCCGCTAAAGATGCCGATGCAGAAGACCGCGCGACGGAAGCCGAGATCAGGGTGACGGACCTCCGCGCGGAATTTGACGAGGCATTGGTCGAAGCGACCGGGCTCACCTTCGAGGCGCTGCTGAAGGCGCGGGAGGGATGCCTGATATGAACGCTCCGGCCAAAATCCGCGGCGTCCATATCCACTGCGACTTCGATCAGGGTTCACAGCGGTGGCTCGAGGCGCGTTGCGGGATGCTGACGGCCAGCGAATTCGACCGGATCCTCACCCCGACGCTCAAGATCGCCGACAATCCGAAGAGCCGCGCGCACCTGTGGGAAATGGCGGCGCAGCGGATCAGCGGTTACGTCGAGCCGCAATACATCAGCGACGCGATGCTGCGCGGGCAAGAGGACGAGATCACCGTCCGCGATCTCTATTCGAAGCACTACGCCGAGGTCGACGTCTGCGGCTTCGTCACCAACGACAAATGGGGTTTCACGCTCGGCTGCTCGCCTGACGGCCTTGTCGGCGATGACGGCATGATCGAGGTCAAGAGCCGCTGCCAGAAGTTCCAGGTTGAGACGATCGTCGACGGCAAGATGCCCGATGACTTTGTGCTGCAGGTGCAAGGCGAGTTGCTCGTCACTCAGCGCAAGTGGTGCGACTTCATCAGCTTTTGCGGCGGTCTGCCGATGATCGTCTATCGCGTCTTTCCCGACGAGCAGGTGCAAGCGGCGATCATCGACGCAGCATCCAAATTCGAGAGCCGCATCAATGAGGTCGTCGCTGATTATGCGGCGATCCTTGAGAGCGATGCGATGCTGATTCCAACAGAGCGAACTGTCGAAGAGGAAATGGTCATATGAACGCAGTCGACATGAGCCAATTCATCGCGGCCAAGAGCGACCAGCTCAACGCCGATGATTTGATGGACGCGCCCAAGACGATCACGATCACGAAGGTGACTGCGGCGCCGGACGCTGCCGAACAGCCGGTGAGCATCCACTACGACGGAGGCGAAGGCCGGCCGTGGAAGCCATGCAAGACGATGCGCCGAATCCTCGTCGGCGTATGGGGCAAGGACGCGAGCAAATATGTCGGCCGGTCGCTGACCCTCTACCGCGATCCGACCGTGGCGTTCGGCGGCCTTCAGGTCGGCGGCATCCGCATCAGCCACATGAGCGACATCACCGAGGACAAGACGGTCGCGCTGCTGGTGACGCGAGGCCGGAAAGCGCCGTTCAAGATCAAGCCCCTGCCGACCACTCAACCGGCCGGCGGATCGACCGACGACGCAGCCGCCAAGTGGGCGAACGGCTATATCGCCAAGCTCGACACGTTCGCCGACCTGAAGGCGGTCGAGGACTTTGAAGCGCAGAAGGCCGTCAAGCTCGAGGAATTGCAGAGCGCGAGGCCGGACCTTCACGCCCAGGTTGTTGCGGCTCTTCAGGCGAGGAAGGCTGCTCTTAGCTTTGCGCCCGACCCCGACGAACCCGCCGATACGCCCGGCGACCAACCCCCCGCCGTCAACGACCGCACACTCGCGACCGAGCTAGGGCTGGACGACCATCCGGGCCAGGCGAAGGCGGGGGAGATCAAGGCGCAGCTGGAAAACGCCGGCGATGCGGAAGCCGTGGAGGCTGCGGTGGCCGAATATGAGAAGCACAAGCCCGCGCTCGACGAGAAGCAGCAGAACAGCGTGGAGATCGCGATCTCGCAGGCGCGGGCGAAGTTTCCGGAGCCGGTGAAGTGAGCGACGGCCTGCGCGACTACTTCAAGCGCAAGGGCGCGAAGCCGGCCAACCCGGAACACGTTGCCGAATACGAGCGCAACATGCGGGAGAAAACCATCCCCGCAATCGAGCGCGCCATCAAAGAACAACGCCAGCTGCGCCACCGCCTCATTTTCGGCGGCGCGGCATCCCCGTGGACCTGCCCGAAATGCGGGCGCGTGTGGGGGCCAACGGTCAAGGAATGCGAGCCCTGCAATAGCAAAGGGCCGTTCGGATCAACCAGAAGGAAAGGATTAGCGAGATGACTATCAGTGTTCGGGTGAGCTGCAACGGCAATTACAAATGCCCCGTCAGCTATAAGCAAGGCGACCGCGAAGAGAGTTTCACGCTTTCCGGGCGCGGCAAGGATGGCCCCGACGAGCGGAATATCCCGTTCTACCACAGCGCGGACGTCATGACGCTCAGCGTCGGCCCCGAAGAGCAGGACAATGGCGAAGACAACGCCGCGTAAGCTCTACTCCGCGCCGAGCGGCCAAGTGAGCGATGATTTCAGGAATGGCTGGGATGCCGGTTTCCAGAAAGCAATCGAGGCCGTGCTGGAGCGGCATCCTAAGCTGCGGGGCCGACTATGATTGAGCGCGACGGCTACAACGGGCCGATCACCTTCTGCTGCGACGAGTGCGGCGAGATCGAGGAAACGCGATGCGCCGAGTTCTCGGGCGCGATTGCGAAGGTGAAAGCGCACGGCTGGAAGGCCCGCAAGGTCGACGATGATTGGCAGCACTTTTGCAAGGACTGCGCTCCATGAAGAACCTCTGCTCTCCGGAAATCGCGCGCTACCGTTTCACGCATCCAGTGATGGGAGAAGCGCTCGACGAGCTGCGCGCATACGGCGGCTGCTTCCAAGTTCCGTTCACCGGCAAAATGCGCGGCATCACCTACCGCACAACGCTCAGGGTGATCGCCAGCCGTGGCGGCGGGCCAGCGGAGATCGGCGGCGATGACCCTTACAGCCGTTGGGATCACGTCAGCGTCTCGCTGCCCGACCGCTGCCCGACGTGGGAAGAGATGTGCTTCATCAAGGAGCTGTTCTTCGCGCCCGATGAAGTGGCGATGCAGCTGCATCCGGTCAAAGACTATGTGAACAACCATCCGTTCTGTCTCCACCTTTGGCGACCGCTGGATGCTGAAATCCCGCTCCCGTTCGCAGAGATGGTCGGCATTCCGGGCCTGGAGTTCGCAGCATGACCCGCCCCGCGCGCCTCCGCTCAGTCCCCGCGCCGGCAGAAGCGCCGTCAGAGGAGCGCACCCGCGTCTGCGGCATCGTCTCCCACCGCGACGAGGAGCATATCTTCCGCTGCATCCAGGCTATTCGCGCTCGCGTTCATCCGGCGTGGTCGCGCAACTTCAGTGACTTCCGCGTCGTCAGCAGACCGACGAGGACGTGGCGGGGGTGAGTGCTCTGCCCTCCTGGCCTGCCATGATGAAGCGCGGCAACGCGGCCGCCTACTGCGACCTCACGGTGGCGGAATTCGAGCGCGAAGTGAACGAAGGCCGCTTGCCTCTGCCGATCATGCTCGGCAAGAGCGAGCACTGGAGCCGCCGCAAGCTCGACGAGGCGCTGGAGGCGCTGCACGGCGGGCATGGCGATTGGCGGACGCAGCTAGGCCTGAACGATGCCGCATGAATGGCAACCGATCGATACGGCGCCGAAGGACGGAACGCGCATCCTGTTCCTCGCATACGGTGATATGGTTTATGCCGGTGACTGGAACGAGTGCCGCGAAAGCTTCGAGCCGGACTTTTGGGAAGGCCCGAATTTTGATGAGGGCGACATCACCCATTGGATGCCGCTTCCGGAGCCTCCAAAGTGAACCTCCCCAAGCACGTCCGCCGCAAGGTCGCGAAGGGGCGGACCTACTATTACTTCGACACTGGAACGAGGGTGAACGGCAAGCCGGTTCTCAAGCGCCTGCCCGACATTCGAAATCCCGACTTCGGGCGAATGCTTTCCGCGGCGCAGAGCGGGCGGACCAGGCGAGGCAAGATCAAGGGCGTGCTGACGATCGCGGCCCTGGCAGACCTCTACGAGCGCTCGCCGGAGTTCCGGAAGCTGGCCGACGCTACCCGCCGCAGCTACGAAGCCAATCTCGACAAGGCGCGCAAGCGGCTCGGCATCGCGCCCGCCGACGAGCTCAAGCCCTCCGACGTGCGGCTCATTCACGACGAAATGGCCGATCAGACCGGCGCCGCGAACCAATTCGTCCGCGTCCTCGGCTCGCTCTATTCGTGGGGAAGGAAGCGCGGCCATGTGACCGCCAAGCCGACGGAGAGCGTCGAGCTATTCGACGAGACGCCGCACGAGCCTTGGCCGGAGTGGCTGCTCGAGCAGGCGCTTGCCGATGAGCAGGTGCGGCTTCCTGTGGCACTGCTCTATTACACCGCGCAGAGGATCGGCGACGTTTGCCGGATGCGCTGGTCGGACATTCGCGACGGCGCGATCGCGGTGACGCAGCAGAAGACGGGGAAGTCTTTGGCGATCCCGTTCCACGCCGAGCTTGCCAAGCTCCTCTCCAGCGCGCCCAAGGAAGGGCTGACGATCCTCTCGGCCAACGGGCGCAAGCGATCAGAAAAGGCCCTGCGCGACAAGCTCCAGGCATGGGCGGCCGAACGCGGGCAGAAGATCGTGCCGCATGGCTTGCGGAAGAACGCCGTGATCGCGCTGCTCGGCTGCGGCTGCTCGGTCGCGGAGACTGCGGCGATCAGCGGTCAGACGCTCCAGATGGTCGAGCATTACGCGAAGAACCGCGACCAGGCGAAGCTGGCTGGCGCGGCAGTGCTGAGATGGGAGGGGAAGCGGTGAGCGAGACAGGATGGTATTTAAGCGAGGCCGATCAGTCGGCCATCAACACGGTTGTGACGCGATGCATCGTTGAGGCCGCAGACGCTATCGGAGACGCGATAAAGGCCTCGTGGCATTACTCTTGGACGGAAGGCGGCAGGCTGGTCGCAATCATGGTCCCCGAGGATGGGGAGCGGTTTTGGGATGAAGAGAAAGATGTCCATGCGACGGTGGTCTTGGCGGATGCAATTAGAGAGTGCCGCGACCAGAAGGCGGTTCATGGGCGAGACGTCTTTTTGACCGACAGGGATGAGCTTGAATCGGCCTTAAAGGAAATCGAAGAGGCGATTGCTTTCGTTCGTGCTGGCTATGCGAACGAACTGGAAACGGGAAAACCGGATCCAAAAAGGTGAAAACCGCACATGCTGCGGCTCTAAAATCTGGTTAATGAAGAGGCGCGATTTTCCGCCGATCTTGAGGCGCCAGATGTGAAAACGGAGGCCGTTGTGACGGAGGCGAGCGAAGGAAAAGTGAAAACCGAGGCCATGCCTAACCTATCACAGGAACCAATGATGGTAGAGCGAGTAGCGCGCGCAATACGAGCGGCGATTGACGCCAGTAAGCACTTAGCCGCCTTCCGAGACGTGGGCGAGGAATATCACGGCGAGCAAGGGGTGACGATGCTCTACGTCGATGGGGCGTTCGATCTGAGTGCCGTCGCTACCGCCGCAATCGGCGCAATCCTCTCGACTGGCGATGATGCAGGGCTGGTGGAGCTGAGCGGATATACGCCGGGGCCGTGGCGCGTCGAACTGGACCGTCGGATTGTTGCCGACCGCTGGCAAGTCGCGCAGGTTGATGCGCTCGGTGGACCGTGGCCGAAGTCTCAGACATGGCATGAACGTGAAGCCAACGCCCGCCTGATCGCCAAGGCTCCCGAGCTTCACGCGCTCAGCCTCTCCCTCACCGCCAGGAATAAGGCTCTTGAAGAGGCACTGCGGGATGCGGGCGACGATATGGATTTCGCCTGCACGGCTATCCAGCACCTAAAGGAACACAAAGCTCGGGTGCGGCTTGAGCAGACCTTGCGGAAGCTCGCCGCTCTCAACCATCAGGACAATCGCCAGAAGGAGGGTGGGGAATGAGGGCGCGAGATTTGATCGAGATCGCCGTGCGCCTCGAAGCATTTGCTGAACGCGACCTTGAGCTGCGCTGCCCGAGCGATGGAACAACGAAGCTGTTGGCGGCGGCCACCGAGCTTCGAGAACGCGCGCACGCTATGACCGCCCTCGCACAAAAGGACACCAACTAGATGAGTAACGTATCAAGGGATGAGATGCTTGCGTTGGCTGAGCGGTGCGAGAAGGCGACGGGGGCAGACCGCGACTTGGATTTGCGGGTCAAGCTGGCGGTTTTGGGCAGGCCCTTTGACGAGCAGGAGCACATTCACACCAACTGGCCACCCGAGGCAACGCCCGCCTACACCGCCTCTCTCGACGCAGCAATGACGCTGGTGCCGGAGGGGTGGCGGGTCACGACCGAGAATGCCTCCTTCCAGAAGGCGGCATGGCTGCATCCTGAGAACGGACAGAACGGCGGGTGTATCTGCTCGAGCTACGACCGCGCAAAGACCGTCGCCCTCGCGCTCTGCGCCGCCGCACTACGCGCTCGCGCAACCAAGGAGAGTAAAGATGCTGCCGGATGAGGGGCTGACGACAGCCTAGCCGAACAACCGGCCGAAGAAGCCGCGCCGGACCTTCTTCAGCGCTTCCCGGTGCATCTTCAGGCACTCCGAATAGATGTGGTCGACCGCCGGCGCGTTCT